GTTTACAATACTATTACAACATATGGCACGGTGACGGTTTTTAATACCACAAAGTCTACTATTACAACTTTTATTACTACGTTGTCAACTATTACAACGTACAACACTACAAAATCAACTACTACGGTTTATAGTACAACAACAACTTTTAATACAAATACTACGTATATCACAACGTATAATACGATTACAACTTATTCTACCACAACAACTTTTGGCACGATTACGACATACACAACCACCACCACATTTAACACAATTACAATTTATAGCACGATTACAGCTCTATTAACTTCGAGAGAAACGAATACAACTTATAATACTTCAAGAAACACTATTGAAACAAGAGCTACTTCGACTTCGAGAAGTACCATAACTTCTTACAATACTTCAAAGAATACTATTGAATCAAGAGCCACTAATACAACTAAAAGCACTTCAACTTCAAGGTCTACTATTGAATCAAGAACTACGACTACAACGTTTAATACGCAAAAAACAACTATTACTTCGTATTTTACATCAAGAAATACTATTGAGTCAAGAAATACAATTACTTCGTATAACACGACTACAACTTTTATTACTTTTAGAACTACCACATATATCACAACTACAACTTTTAATACGAATACTACTTTTATGACGGTTTATAATACCATAACTACTTATGCAACTTTTTATGGTACATATAGAAATACTACTACAATTTTCAATACAGGGTATTTCACTTATTATAAAACATTTTTCTTTACCTTTGACCCGAGGTCAGGTGGTGAGACAACAAGTAGAAATACTTCAAGATTTACATCGAAAACTACTTCAAGAACCACGTCTACTTTGTTAGGAATCACAAGTAGGGCAACTACAAGAGCAACGGCAGAGTCAAGGGCGACAACTAAATCTACAGCAACTTCGAAGAATACTATTGAGTCAAGAACTACAATTTTTAATACTACAAGAGCAACAGGAACTTCAAAAAGTACAACCACAATTTACGCAACAAATACAGCTTTGATAACTTCGAGGGAAACGAATACAACGTACAATACTTCAAAGTCAACTACAACTACTTATTCTACTACTACCGTGTATAACACAATTACAACATATGCTACAATTACAACTTATACCACCTCAACAACTTTTATTACATCAAAAAGTACTACAACAACTTATAATACAATTACCACGTATACAACTTCTACAACGTTTAATACGCAAAAAACAACTATTACTTCGTATTTTACTAATAGAAGTACTATTGAATCAAGGTCAACTTCTACTTCAAGAAATACCATTGAAACGAGGACAACTTCTACTTCAAAAAGTACCATAGAAACACGTGCTACATCAACTTCAAAAGCAACAACTAAAGCTACAGCAACTTCGAAGTCTACTATTGAGTCAAGAAGTACGATTACAACTTTTATTACCACTAAAAGCACAATAACTTCTTTTAATACTACTAAAAGTACTATAACTACTTACAATACTGCAAAGTCAACTATTGAAACAAGAGCTACTTCTACATCAAAAAGCACTATAACTACTTACAATACCACACTTTCAACTATTGAAACAAGGACTACAAGTACTTCAAAAGTTACCACAACTACTTTTAATACTACTAAGTCAACTATTACTGCTTATAATACAATCACTACTTATAGTACGATTACGACTTTCAATACCACAAAGTCTACTATTACCGCTTATAATACAATCACTACTTATAGTACGATTACGACTTTTAATACCACAAGGTCTACTATTACAATTTTTGGCACTATAACAACTTATAGTACAATTACAACTTTCAACACTACGAAGAGTACCATAACTACTTACAATACCACACTTTCAACTATTGAAACAAGAGCAACGTCTACTTCGAAAAGCACTACAACAACTTTTAATACAGCTACTTCGAAGACTACGATTACAAGTTTTAATACTACTAAGAGTACAATAACTACTTTCAATACAACTTTGAGTACAATAGAAACAAGAGCTACATCGACATCGAGGAGTACCATAACTACTTACAATACCACAACAAAGTTTAATACTATTACAACTTTTAATACTACTAAAGGTACGTCTACCGTATTTTCTACTATAACAACTTATAGTACAATTACAACTTTTAATACTACTACCACTACCATAACAACTTTTGCAACTACGAAGAATACTATAACGAGTTTTAATACAACTAAAAATACTATAACGACTTTTAATACTATAACAACTTATAGCACTATAACGACTTTTAATACAACTAAAAATACTATAACGACTTTTAATACGACCACAAGTACTATAACTACTTTTAATACTATAACGGTTTATTCAACCATTACAACTTATAATACTACTGATAATACTACTACCGTATATAACACAATTACAACTTATGGTACGGTTACAACGTTTAATACAACTACCACAACCACAACTACTTTTAACACAATAACAACGTTTAATACTATAACAACGTTTAATACAACCACAACCACCACAACTACTTTTAATACTATAACGGTTTATTCAACTATAACTACGTTTAATACAACTACAAGTACTACAACAACTTTTAATACAATTACAACTTATAGCACAATTACAACGTTTAATACAACTACCACAACTACAACTACTTTTAACACAATAACGGTTTATTCTACTATAACAACGTTTAACACTACTACCACAACCATAACAACTTTTAATACGACTAAAAATACTATAACTACGTTTAATACTATAACGACTTTTAATACAATTACAACGTTTATAACAGAAACAGCTACTATTACAACTTTTAATACTACTAAAGGAACTTCAACTACTTTTGAAACTTCTACAAGTACTATAACGACTTTTAATACGATAACTACTTATAATACCATAACAACTTTTGAAACTTCAACAAGTACCACAACAACTTATAATACTACTGATAATACAACTACGGTATTTAATACAATAACTACTTTTGGTACGGTAACAACTTTTATTACTTCTACAAGTACTATAACGACTTTTAATACAATTACAACGTTTGATACTATTACAACTTTTATTACGAGTACAAGCACTACAACTACTTTTGAAACTTCAACAAGTACCATAACTACGTTTAATACCATAACAAAGTTTAATACGATTACAACTTTTAATACGACCGAAGGTACCGTAACGACTTTTAATACAATTACAACCTTTAATACCATAACAACTTTTGAAACTTCAACAAGTACCATAACAACGTTTAACACAACTACTACGACCATAACTACTTTTGACACGACTAAAAATACTATAACCACGTTTAACACAATTACAACGTTTGATACTATTACTGCTTTCTCTACAGAATTTAGTACGATAACAACTTTTAATACATCCAGGATAACAAGTTATTACTTCTAATAAAAAAATAATCGTTTAGATTTTTTCATTATATTTATATATATAACGGTTATATTTCTTAAGGAGTTACTTAATGGCTAAAATGCAAAACGAAATGTTCAATCAACAGGATATGAACGAACGCATTGGTGAGTATGAAAAAAATAAATATTTGGTTGACAATTTAGAGCCTATAGATAAATTTTTCAGAAAACGTATGAGAAGGTATACTACAGAGTTTTCATACGATGTTATGGCAAACGAAATACCATATTTTAAAACTATAAATTATACAGAATATGCCACATCTTTTATGATGGTTCCTCTTAGTCAAATAATGAGAGAGCAACAAATTAAAGACGCTTATTATGATGAAGAAAGTGAAGAATATCCAATATTAGATTGGGTATCATATTTCAGAAGTAATGTAGAAAACAAAGTATCTAACAAGTATGAAGATAGAATAGACTTTACAAAAGACCCTCGATACGATAGAGAACTTGAGGCATTAGTAATTTTACCTGGTTCTAATAAAATTAAAAGTAGAATTTGTTTAAATAAACTAAAGACTATAAAAGAAAGACATGGAGATAAAGTTTTATTTAAACCACACCCTATAACTCAACATCAGATTATAGGTGAGTTAAAAGATTTATTTGGAGAGTCTTGTATATTACCACGTGAAGCAGATTTGTATGCTTTTATGATGAAGGTTCCTAAAATCTACACGACAAATATTAGTGAATCTTGTTTGTATTCAGTTTGTTTAGATAAAGAGATTGACCACATTGAAGTTCATCAAGATATGGCTTGGGGTTCTTTTTATCATATTAATTGGCCTATATTTCAATGTGAAGTTCGTGGACAAGATACAAAATATTTTATAAATAAAATATTATCAAGTCCTAAATGTGGAATAGTAAATCCTAAAGTAGACTTAAATTGGAAGAAAAAACTTAGTGATTATTTAACTTACATACACAAAGAGAGGGAGTTATGGTACGAGGTTTTTGTACGTGATGACCCTATTACAAAACCTGAAGAATTTAAAAAGAAGAAATCTTAGGAGTTTTTAAATGAAAAAAGTTTCAGTTTCAAACATAACATTTGGAGGTGATGATACACCTTTAATAGCAGGACCTTGTGTTGTTGAGACATACAAACTTGCTACTGATGTTGCAAAACAACTTGTGAAGATAGGAGAAAAAACAAACACTCCTATAATTTATAAAAGTTCTTTTGATAAAGCAAATCGTTCTTCTAATTCATCTTACAGAGGACCTGGAATAGAAAAAGGATTAGAAGCTCTAACAAGAGTAAAAGATGAAACAGGCCTACCTATACTTACTGATGTTCACGAAGTTCATCACGTAAATCAAGTAGCAGAAGTTGCTGACATATTACAAATACCTGCATTTTTATGTAGACAAACAGATTTAATAAAGGCTGCAGCACAGACAGGTAAAATAGTAAATGTTAAGAAAGGTCAATTCTTATCTCCTTGGGAAATAGAAAATGTTATTGTAAAAATTACAGAAGAAGGTAACGAGAATATTCTGATTACAGAACGTGGTACACAATTTGGATATCAAAATCTTGTTGTTGATATGAGGTCTATTCCTATTATGCAACAATTTGGATTTCCTGTTATCTTTGATGCAACACATAGTAATCAACTTCCTGGTGGTAACGGAACATCAACTGCGGGTATGAGAGATATGGTTCCTTATTTAGCTAAAGCGGCAGTAGCAGTTGGTTGTGATGGTTTATTCTTTGAAACACATCCTAATCCTGAAGAAGCAAAATCAGATGCTTCTACTCAATGGCCTTTAGATAAGTTAGAAGAAGTTATTTCAAATCTAAAGATGAAACCAGCTAAGGTAGTTGAGGTTCGTCCTAGTAAAGATTTAGGAGAAAGTCAAGCAGAAAATTATGTAGATAATTTAAAAAAGAAAACTTTAGAACATCTTGAAGTTGATTTTAATTCTATGAAAGAAAAAGAAAAGCCTATTGAAACTAAAAAAGAAGATGGATTTCAAGGCACAGCTAATCATTTAATGAATGAACGTAGTTTAACAAAACGAATAGACATTAACAATGAATCTGATTACGCAAAAATAGATAATTCAGTAAAAATAGAATCAGTAATTTCTGATGGGTATCTTGATACATTGAATCCTACAGAAGTAGATGAGGTTTTAGTTAGTATGTTTGAATTAGCAGAACGTTTGATAGTTTTACATCTTGAACCTAAACGAAGACCTATGCAATGGTGGATGGATAAATTTCAATTTTTAAGAGAAAGACACGACCAAAAAGAGTTAGACATTTTTGTAGTTTTTGACGCAAAGCCGGATGAATTAAAAATGATTACATTACCTAAAAATTACTATCAAAAGAAAAAAGAACAAGAAGATAGATTAAAGAATAAATCAGTTCCTTTAGTTAAGTGGACAGATGGTAATAAACCAAGACCAAGGATATAATATATGCACACAGCAGGAAAAGTATGGGGCAAGACAGCTAATATATTTTCTAATCCTAATTTTGAAGTACATAGGATTGAAGTGAATAAAGGCGGTTATTGTTCTAAACAT